CTATCGACTGATCTCGCGACCAGTTGATGCAATAATAATCATTATCATTTGCAAGTCAAATGTTTCTACCTGCGCGATTGGAAAAATTTTCCTGTCCTCCTGTAAGCGCGCGCCGCTTTTGGCACTGCCGAGCGGGCCATTTGGCACTATGTCCATCCAACCCTCCCGAAACGTTGATTCCACTAGATTCGGGGTGACCTATCGTGGCTATGGGGAAGTCGGCCACACCAGCTCCGGAAGGCTGCATTCAGGGAACCCGTCCGCTGTTGGTAAGTCGCGAAGTGCTTGGCGGTAAGCCAAGACCGCCTGCAGGTTGGCACCAGAAAGTGTTGGCGTGCGGTTCATCAACAATTCGTCTTGGTAGCGAAGCAACATCCAATCCGACGCATACAGCAGATCGGTGCGGTCGCCGCGCATTGCGGCCTTTTTTGCCTCCAGAATCTCTTCCTGGGTCTGCTCCGGCTCCGGCTCCGGCAATGGACGATCAGTCACGACCCACGCCTGAGCTTCGATGTCCCACTTGCAGATATGAGTTTCGTTATTGAACGCTGGCGGCTCGACGAAGGTGGCGTTGGCTGGTAGCGGGAATACACCCGGCTCCAGAGGAGATTCGTAAGCCTCGGTGAGACCGACATACTCGAAAGTTTCGTAGTGGTAGCTGAATGCGATCACGGACTTTCCCCTTAGTATTTAATGCACGACAGAAGTGCAAGGTTTTTCATGCGAGTTTCAGAGCCAGTACCCGCCGCGCCTGTGTAGGACGAAACCCCATTACCCGGCTGAAGAACAGTTGTACCGGAGCCGGATTGGGCGACAGCAGTTGAGCCAAAAGGGTGGCCATGAGAGGGGAATTGGTCGGCCTGATAGCTACCAAACACACGGCCAGCATCGAGACTGGCGCCCTGATCCCAACCACGCGGCGCCTTGCCTCGGCCATCTGGCAGGTTGAAAGTGGCCGAGCCATCGCCGACCCCGAATGGGCAGATGGCCAGGGTCACCCCGGCGTTGGTGGCAGTGGCGTTTGCGGACAGCGTAATGGTGCTGGCGCCGACGGCGGTAATGGTCGTGCCAGCCGGGATGCCCGTACCGCTGATTGGCATGCCGACCCACATGGACGATGGGCTGGCAACACTGGAAATGCTGTTGCTTCCGGAAGTCACGTTACCGGTTGGGCGTGCAGTGATGGCGTTGAACAAGCCAGCATAAGTAGTGCGGGACACTGCCGAACCATCTGCCGAGAGAAACCCAGTAGGCGGAGTCATGGTGGCGAACCACTTCATTTCACCGGGAGGCGGAGCGAACAGACTGCTTGCTTGGCCCAGCGGCAGCGCGTGCTGGCTTTGGGTGGCCAAAGCGACCTGCTCCGACGCACCGGTACAGAACAACAGAATGTACGCGCCAGTCCCAACCGACGCATTCCACGACACCCATGCGTCGCCGTTGGCGACTAATTCCCCGCCCTGGAGCCCGGCATGTGCTCGCCCGAGCAGAGCTACAGGGCCAAGCCCATCATTAATCGTGCAGGCACCAGTGTTCGTGTTCTTCACTTTGAAACGTAGTGGCCGACTTTCTTGGCGCGCTGTTAGGACAGGCACAAAATCGCAGACATAGGTATTAGCCTGCCCACTGTCGACAGCAAAGGATTCCTGCCCATTCCGAATAATGTTGCGGATCGCCGATAGCATCTGCGCATCGTCATGGGGGTCTAGTGCCAGACCTCCACCCTGCACAACTGAAATCAACTCCCGCTGAACCGAGTTATGCCACGCAGCAGTCAGCCACGTTGGCTCGACGCCTGCACCCGGATTACCCTCCGTGAACTCACCAGAGTCGTTTGCTGTCGGCGTGCTGCTACCGATTTTTTGCATTAGTTGCCTCCATAACCGAATAGCAAGATGCCTTCGGCGGGCTGTAGTTGACTGAATCTGCACTCAAGGACTTTGTTGCCCCAAGAGGCGAGAGGATCGCCAGCACCGGAAATACCGACGGCGGCGTGATTGATGGTTACGGCCGGAGCGTTTACCCGCCACGCGAAAACCCATTCACCGCCACATAACGGATCGTTAATCTTCGATAGGCCAACACGTGCGGGCCTGAATGTCGTGATAGTGATGTCGTAGCCAAGGGCCTTGGCTAACCCTATGAAAAACTCGCGGCTCTGACCTCCGCGAGACTGAAGTTTGCTCACGACTGCTTGGACACGCTGGCGCACGGTCAACGACTCGCCTATCAGACAAGGGTCCGGTAGCTTCAGGAGACGCTCCCAGTCACTTAGGGCCACTCCACTATCAGCAAAGATGGCGCTGTAAACGGTTTCCGCCTGCGCTTCCAAAGTACCCAGAGCAACGGCCTCCGCCTCAATCGCTGCCGAGAGGTTGGGAGCCGAGCTGTCATATGACACGGGAGGGAGTAGCAACCGGAGCTGATCCGCGAGGGTAGTCATTCCATCAGCCCCAAGGTGATGGTGCCGGGACGTATCCAACCGATTAACGTGGAATCTTCAGAGGCCTTGACGTTGCCCAGCGGCGTAGTCAGAGACCGGTCGACCACGCCAGCAAGATTGTTGATCATGGCTTCGACGTGTGAACGCTTAAGCATTTCTCTAGGCTTCAGCGCGCCCAGCAGCGTGTTATAGGCCTTCTGTGCAGCGGCTTGGACATCTGCAAACTGATAGCCTTCTTCAAGCTCCACAAGAGCTGTGGCATCAACAGTTCGGATGGTCGGCGCGTAGACCCATACGTCCGCAATCACCGAGCAAACGCTGAGCACATGCGCCTTACATTTGGCGATGACCTCAGAGGACGGCAGCCCACCACTTGCAGTGACAATCAGGTCGACAGTTCCCGCACCGCGTCGCTTTGGCAATGGCAGCACATCGGTAATGCCGTCCACTTCCTTCGCCCAGCGAACGAAGTCATAAACAGCCCCTCCTGCTGGAGGTTTCTGGATGATCTCCAAAAGCCTGGCCAGCAACGACTCCATTTTTTCCTTTTCCTCACCGCCAGTTGTTTCACCCACCAACACTGCATCCGGGTTCATACCGAGAGGCGGGCTGGTGATGATCAGCTTACCGGTCAAATGGTTCAACGTAGCCCCAACGGTTTTCGCCTTGACTGCTACAACAGCTGTTCCATCAGCCCCTATAGTCGCGCCAGATTGGGCGATGAACTGCTCTCCGGTGACGACGTGTTTCATGGTCGCACCGACAAGCAGCTCTACTCCCGGCGAACCCTCTAACGATGCAACCCCGCTGGCCGCTACAGGTCCTTTTTGAGGCACGCCCCGTAGATTGGCTGCGTGCACCAACTCTTCTTCGTCTGCGGTATCAGGGAATATCTGGCGAAACACCCACCCGATTTTCTGGTAAAGCCCTTCAATCGCAGCAGCAATCGCTGCGGAACGAATGTAATGATCGCTGTCGGTGCCGATATCGGCTTCATCTTGAAGGTTGCGGATCTCTCGCAGGATGTTTCCGAGGATGGTTTCCAGCGACGGGGAGGTATAAGCCATGTCAAATGACCCTTACAGGTTGGCGAAACACTTGCGCATTGCCGGTGGCGTCGATGACGTCGACTTGCAGATAAAGCCAGCCGTTGTGGGGCTGCTCGGCGGTGATGGTGATCTTCTTGGCGCGGCCATCATCAAGCAGCGGCTGTAGCGCTTGCTCGGCGTACTGCTTGGCAAGGATGCCGACCCTAGGCCGGTCTTTTTCGCGCTGAAGTTCGTGCAGGCGGGAGCCCAACGTGGGATCAGCCCACCAGCTACCGAGGGGGGTCATGAGGCGGATGTAGACGGCGTTTGCCAGCGTATTGATACGCTGGCCCGTCAAGTCGCCAGTGGTGGGATTTATGCCTGCGTCCATGAAGGCATGATGGTGGTGAAGCGGGCTTCACAGTCTTTCTAGGTCGTTTAATCCGTGCTCTGCTGAGTTCAGTCTTCACATGGTGATTGTGCCGCTTGAATTGGGGGAAATGCTGCCTTGAGCGAGGATATTGCCACTGGCACCAATGCTGCCCGTAGTAACGATATTGCCTTTCACTGCCAGCCCCTTTTCAATCGTCACCATGCCGCTCGTCTCCACCAGCGGCGTGTCGAACGAGACCTTAGTTGTAGCCTTCACAATGAGCGTGTCAGTCTCCACTTCGATCACCCGACCGCGCTTAAGATGTACTTTGTCCCCTTCGTCGGTGTAGAGCGCGACCTCCCCATTTTTTAGCGTCAGTCTGTACCGTCCATCTTCGCTGGCCACGACCACGGCATGCTGGCTGCTCCCACCGACTGGCACGCAAATGTACTCTGCCCCGGCCAGCGGCGACGACGTGAATCCGTAATGCTGGAAAAGCTCTCCCGCCACGACTTCACCGGCCAAGCCTTGCATCTGCACCCCCATCAGCTTGCCCTGAGTCGAAGCACCGGCCACGGCTCGAAAAGCCTGGCGCACGCTACTACGCTCGCGATATGCCTGCTCTCGCATCAGGCGTGCCATTGTTTTCATTACAGCCCCCTCACCATCTCGATAAATGCAGCGTCTTTGTTGTTCTTCCCTTTGTGCTTCTTCTGTTTGGCGCCATCAAGCACCCACATCTTGTCTTCCCGCAGACGCAGCTCGGTGAGTGCGCCCTGACTTCGGGTGAGTCGCAAGGTACGAGCCATCAGAAAGTAAATGGCGTTCAACCCATGGGGTTCGCTACGGACCCACACGCGCTGACCAGGTGTCCATACAGCACCATTTCCACAGCGGTGCCCCTTAACGATCGCTCGGATCTCAAACCCTTCTAAACGACTGTCGGCGAGCAGCTTGCGCGCGCGGGTGGTCGCCATGTCCTGGTTCTCGGTGCTGCTATCGATCACCACCTTTGGCCGGAAAATGCCTCGCTTGGCCAAAGTCTCATCTTGGATAACTGACCGCAGGTGCGAACGAGTGGTGTCGAGGCCGTCATTGTCGTACTGACCGTGCTGACCCAGCACCGTGATCTGACTGTACCGATTGGCAATAGACCGGCGAACCCCCAAGCGCTCGACGTTGTTGCCCTGGCCGTCGCGGCTCAGAATCAACTCGGCGACCGGTGGGGCCTCATAGTTGGGACCACCCACCACCAACGTGCCGTCAGGATCGAACCAGGGCCATAGGCCGTTGGCTTCGGCGACCTGCATTAGCGCCTCCCAGGCGGACTGCCCAGGTTCGATTTGCACGCGTCGACGCGACTTGGCGTTGTCTGCCTGAATCCTGATCCTGCTGATGCCCAGCGGCTTGACAACCAGGTTGACGACCTCAAGCAACGAAGCTTCCCGAACTGACACGAACGGACATGAGCAATCAACAAGAGCAGCGGCGCCGTCTCGACCATTGATGCGGATCGCCACACCCTGACGGTTCACGTCATGTTCGAACTCGTCGATTTGGCCGGTCAACACCCTGTCCCGGCCAAGGTTAAGGGTGCAGGAAGCCCCCTCGACTAGGACAGATGGCAGCGTGGCTGCGTTCTTGACGTAAAGCTCCAGCTCAAAGGCATCGGATGGAGTCAGTAAGTCTGACTCAACCGACCAACCATCCCAGGTCGCATGGGTCAGCCCGCCGATGGTCAACGTAATGGGATCATTCTGCGAACGCACGCAGCACCTCGCCAGCTTGGATGTTGTAGGGAGCCCGCAGCCCCGGATTCAGTCGAGCAAGCTCGATGGCCCGCGAGTGATCGCCGTACCAGCGATGAGCAAGCAGTCGCAGACTCGCGGCCGACTCAACGGTCCGCTCGACCAGAGGCGGACTTAGCAGGATCACTCTGCGTGCTCGGGCCTGAATCAACCCTGCCGTAGTGCGTAACGCATCGATCACCGGTAAAGCGACCTGCACGTCATACAGGCGTCGATGCAGGAAGATGGCTGACGCCAAGAGAGACCTGACCAGGTTGACCAGCGCTTCTAGATCACCAGGACTCAGCGTCTGCATGACAGCTTCGTCCTCGATAATCACTGACACGGCCTGAGCGTTCGCCAGTGCCGTCTCTGTGACGATTAGCACCACCAGTGCCAAACCAGCCGCTTCAACGGGATCGGTCGGCATACCGTCGGGGATTACTGACGCATCCGGCTCAGTGCCCTGCCGCGCGCTGACGAGAAGCGCCGTCGCCGTTTGCGAGGCCTGCGCGGTCAAACTAGTGTCGCCTGGCACAGTGGCCGGGATTCCACTGCGGGACAACAGCTCACGCGAGGTTAACGGCGTGCTGTTCTGGATGGCGCCGCGAATCTCCGTCGGCGTCCTGGCCAGGTCCACGAGTGGATCGAATGCAGACAGAGGGTTGCTGGTGGCCATGTCGACAACCTGCGATACCACACCCATGATCTGGCTGCGTAGCTGCTGCAAACGAAGGCCAATACCGGGCAATCCCAGGGCCTTTTCCAGCAGGCCAGTCCACCCGCCACCGATCCAACTCTGGATCTCGGAAACCAAGGAGTCGACCTTGGCCAAGAGGTCAAACAATCCGTCCTGCCAGGTAATCTCATCTTCCGCATAACCCGATTTAACCAGGGTCCACACCAGCTCCCGATCAAAGAACGGGTTATCGGGAGTGTCCTCCAAAAACTGGAGAGCTACTTCCGCGTAGTCCGGGCGCTCGGCAGTGTGATGCACATTCACTGAGCGAGTGACAACGGAAACGCTGCCGTAGATAGGGTGGATCAATTCGCCTGGACCGAGAACATCCAGAGCTGCAAGCAACGCCCCCAGCCCAAACTCATAGTTCGGACCATTGAATATCACTCGCATAGCGAACGCTCGACCACCTCGCCCCAAGTCGTCAGCCGAGTCACCTTGTTTATATGGCGTGCCGTGCTGGCTAGTAAACCATTGGGCTTCTAAGTTTTCGTCTGCAACGTCGATTGGAACACCTCGAAACGAGGCATCCAGTAAGTTCTCTTCCCAGCTCAATTTCCGCGCCTCACTTGAAGTTCGGTTCGACGCTCAACGTCGGCTTGAATCATTTCCGAGTTAACACGCACTTCTACAACCAGCGGCTTATCAATCAGTGAGCGCAACCGTTGTTCGGCCATATTGTCAGCACCTTGCTGAAGTGGCCCCACGGCCGCTTGTGTAAGACGACTAGCCGCGTTCTGCGCCCAACTGACAGCGCCGGTTGCAGAGGTTCCCGCCGCAGTAAGTCCGGTCTGCTCTCTTGCCAATTGCTGAGCTTGACTGGAAAGCCAATCACTACTTGCATCCGGATTATTTTTGGCAAGTTCAATGCGATTTTTATAAAAGGAGGTCTTATAAGCCTTCTGACCAGCATCATCCAACTTAGAGTTCTGCGCGGCCCGCAATCGACCTTCGTCTGTGTTCTCAGTGGAACCACTTATCCCCGCAGCAATAGCAGCCAAACTTGCAATGCCCAACAATCCTGTCGGAACTTCCTTCTTCGACTTGCTATCTAGGTCAGGCGTCGACGCAGTTATTCCGTCTGACGGCCAATTAGTAACGAATACCGAAGTAACGCCTGTTGCTTCCTCCAGCACTTTACCAACAGCGATATTCTTCAGTGTTTCAGGGCCACCCATGAATTTATTCATCAGTGCCCCGGCACCTGCCTTGGCTCCTCGCCCGGCGTAATAACCGCCAACTCCCGCAGCGACACCTCCGGCCAATAGTTGCTCACCGGAAAGGTTCAGGTCATCAAGCAAGTAACTTCCGAAGTCTGCGAAGCCCTTGTTCAGAGGTTGGGCCATACGATCGATAGCCTCACCCATTGTCGCCTTCATTCGCGCTCCAGCACCGGTGGCACTTTCTACGTTGTCCTTCAAGTCGCTTTCAAATATCGGCTTAGCACCTTGAATTTCTTTGGCTTGTCTTTTGAAGGTTTCGTTCTTGTCACCGGTAAGCATAATTCTCATGCCGCGCACGGTGTCCTGATCCATGCCTTTAAACACCGTCCCCATAAACTTGGCGCGCTGTTCGTCCGTCTGCATCTTGTCGTACTTGCGCTTCAAGTCCGCAAATACATCTTCCGGGTTACGCGATGCGCCTTTGGCATCAAAGAACTTTACGCCAGAGGCTTTCGTGACCTGGTCGCGATAAGTCTTGTTGCTGAATACGCGCAGAGTTGACTCGGCAAGGGTGCCCAGTCGTTCCGGTTGCAGCTCTACGGTTGAGAGTGTTTCGGTAAACGCCAGAGCCTGCGCGAGCGACATGCCCGCAGCCTGCGCCGCACCACCGATTTTCGGAAACAGGTCGGCAAGGTTCTCCAGTTCGGCATTGCCTTGTCGACCGGCTACCGTCATCTTTTGCAGCAGATCGAGCGCGACACCTGCCTTGTTAAGGTCAAGATTGAAGGCGCTGGCACCTGCGACAACGGCTTTACCCAGCACCGCCGAGTCAGCCCCCGTGACTGCTGTCGCTTGACCGATTGCGTCGGATGTTGTCTTGGAGGCGCCATAGTTCACGCCAGACGCGATCAAGGTATTGAAGCCGCTATCAACGTCGGTTCGGTCGAGGCCGTACTTCTTCGCGATCCGGAACCCTTCGTTGCGCCATTCTTCGCGCTCCGCATTCGTCATACCAGCGGTCTGCTGGGTTCGAATCAGCGAACGATCCAGTTTGGCGCTACCAGTAAGCCCAGCACCGACACCGACGCCGATGCCTAGACCAGCCAACTTGCCCTGCGCGGTCTGGCCAATGCCTTTCAACCGGTTGAATTCATCACGCACGCCACCTGCCAGACGCTTGAGCAAGCGCAGGTTGCTGCCGCCAGATTGAGCGAGACGCCGCATGCTGACTTCGGTCTTGTCGACTGACTTTCGAAGTTGGTCCGCGCCGTCCTTGGCGGCCTTGGCCAACTCGCCCTTGGTTTCCCGTGCCGCTTGGCGCCCGACCTGCCCCATGTTTTTCAGTTCGGCGCTGGTCTGAGTGACGCCTTGGCGGAATACACCCTGTCCCTGTGCCGTCTCCCGCATCGCCTGGCGTACGATCTTGTAGCTCGTCGCGCCCGTTTGGGCGGACTTACTGAGAGCTGCCCCGGTCCTGTTCGCCTCATCGCCCAGCGCTTTGGCACCATCCCTGGCGGTTTTTTTCAGGCTCTGCTCAAGCGCTTGGACCTCACGGCGGCTGTTACCGGAGGTCGCTTGAATCCGCAGGGCAACCCGTAAATCACTCATTGCTACGACTCCAATAGGGTCTTACATAAAGAAGAAAGGCCCGTCTCCGGGCCTTGAATCAGTGAATGGTTGGAGCCGGGACCTCGACCGGCTCCCAACCCAGCTCGGCGTCACCTTCAGATTTGAGATTGATGACGAATCGGCCGCGACCTTGAGGCTGAAAGCCAAGGCGTTGAGCAGACTCGCGCAGATCCTCCTGGAAGGCTTCCATGGGGCACTCAGCCCCGACCACTAACACTGAGGCACCGCGCCTGGCTCGCAGGTTGTTATCCAGCGTCTGAAGTTCGACTGCACTCAGTGATACGGATTGATGCTGATTCATCGCTTCTTTTTCCCCTTGGCGACGTACCTGGACGTGTTCTTTTTGCGACCCAGCAAAAGATCGATACGAGTATCAATCTCCGACTGAGTCATATTGCGGATCTCTTCTAGCCGGTAGCCGTGCCGGACAAGGGCGTGCTCGATCCGTCGCCAGGCAAGGGTGCTGCCTCGCTCGGCAGCGCGAGCTTTTTTTCCAATGCCTCGTCGGCCTCGGCGAGCATCGCCAGATCGACCTCGGCCAATTGCTCCAGGAGCAATTCGGTTGTCAGCGATTCCAGGGGAATGTCGCCGAGTGACAGTAACTGGCGGCGGTAGGCCTCAACAGTGATCAACTGGAGTGGACCTTGAGGGTGGGCCTGCTGGGCGGCGACCATGTCACCGGCGACCGGCACGCGGAGCGTGAACGTCTTGTGACGACTGCCCGCGAACAGCACACCGATACGCAGTTGGCCGGTGGTGGTCAGGCCATCCCAAGCTTTGGAAGAACTGGTCATATCATCACTCCGAAGACGAATATCTGAGGGCGGAAAGGGTGAGGTCGCGAGTGGCTTCGCCTTCGAGCTGGTACTTGCTACCCATCTCGATCAGCGATACGCCGGTCCAGCTTTCTTTTTGACCGCCGCCGTCGACCGGCTCAATGGTGATCTTGGCGTCCATCATTGCTCGCCAGTTCGGCTCACCACTTTTCGGAATGGCGACGGTGACGCGCAGGTCGTGCTCTTCCATACCAGCCGCAGTGCCTGAGGGGGTACGGGAGCGGTTCATAGTCTTGACGACGGTGCGTCCGGTTTTCATGGTGTGGTCGAGGGACTTGATCTCGTAGTCCGAACCATTGATGGTCAGGACGATCTGCCCGACAAAGTTATCCGACATGGGATTGACTCCTGGTTACAGCAGCAGGTCGATGCGACCGGCAAACACGTGCAGGCCATTCACGACATCGGTTGGGATTGCGGCATTCAGCCGGTTTACGTCCTGTGCTGAACGCTCCACGACCAGAGACGGGGCGTTGGCTTCGACCTCTTCGACGATCTCCAAAGCCTCAAGCTTTTCCAGCACGTCGAGCAGTTCACTGCGAACAGCACCAGGTGTCTTGTTCGAAAGCTTGGAGCGAGGGAAGCGCAGTCGGATACGTTCGCGGCAAGCCTGTCGCACGTAATAAAGAGTGCGAATGGTGGTCAGGTCGAGCAACGAGACATCCGTAGCACCGGCCGCGCTCTTGGTGTAGGTGGTGATTGCACGAACAATCTGAACCAGATCACCGGGGCCGACTTCAAGCGGCGTGACGCCGTTGTTGAGGCACGCTTCCTGCTCAGTACGACCCAGACGATTGGGGATTGGCGGAACAGCAATACCCGTCAAAGCCAAGGTGTTGAGCGGGCGCGCTGGATCTTCCTCGGAAGCGATCATCGCTGCATAAGCGGCCGCGACCTGACGAGCAGTGGAAGTGGTGCCGGGCAGCAACGCGATGGAGATGGCACCGCAGTTCAGAGCCGTGGCCAACGCCGTTGCGGCCGACATGTTCGAAGTCACCGCCGCCACACCGATAATGGACTGCTGTTCAATCGAGTCGGTATAGGTGTTGATGTGAGTGCGCAATGCGGTCAGCGCGGTCTGACTGAACCAGGCAGGAACCAGGATGGTGTAGCCGCCCAGTGCCGTGGCCGCCAAGGCTGCCGAAATATCGGGCTCAGTACTGCCGGTGACAGTGATGCCGACGCACGACACCGCCGCATAACGATAGGCCTTGATCACGGCTGCGACCATCTCTTGAGCCACAGCACCGAACTTGGTGAGAGCTTCAGGTGCGCTGAACACCTGCTCCGGCACATTGGGCAGCGCAGTCGCCTCGGCATCCAGCGGGACGATCAGGCAGATGCTCTGCGCATTGGTGGGAAGGTTCCGCACCGCCAGAGCAAGGTTGAATTCCATGTACACGCCGGGCTTACGTATGCTGGGCGGAATGGTGTCGAGAACTACAGACATTATTTGCTCCCCTTAGCGAAGTCTTTGGCACCGCCCTTAATGGAGGCCGTGGCCGATTCATCGACCCGCTCCAACTCGCCCGAGGCGATGCGGCGAAGGTAGTAGGAGTGTTCCGGCACTTCCACCGGCTCAGCCGGTGCGGGCTGGATCTTGTCCGTGTCTGACTGGCCATGGGCTGGCATCAGCGGCACGGGATGTTCTGTCGCGATAACACGCATCACAGGTCCCTCAAATTAATCATGTCGGTTGCAACACCCTCGGGGTTGTCCGACGGGGTGTGGTAAGTCAGATCAATGCCTTCCAGAAGCGGCATTTCTTCTTCCGGAATGTCCCAATCCAGCTCGATAGCGAAGCTCTGTCCCAGCACCGAGAGGTGGCTGGTTTGAAACTTGCCATTGACCAGGTTGGCGAAATCGGTAGGAGAAACCCTGGCGCCACCTTCCTTGTGCTGCCATCCGGTCAAGAGCCGCAGACAGGCCTCCCAGATCCAGTAGCTGCCCGGATCTCGGGCCACTGAACCACGCCGGGTTTCACGCTCACCTCGCACTGAGGCGCTGGCAACGATCAACCGGAAAACCACCGCTGCCTTGAACCGCCGGTTATGGCTCGCCTTGCGGAACACCACCTTTGGGGTGGTGATCATCACGCTGGGGGTCAGCTTGAGCATGTCGACCATCAATTCTGGGTCGCTCAATTCGCCGCCGTAGCTGTCCAGGTGCAGCCGTGGGAGCTGTTGTTTCAGCTCCGCAAGCCGCGCCTGGATGGCGTCTTCCAATTCGCCCAGCATCACAAACCGCCTAAGGTGGAGCGGCTGAACATCCGGGGCTGCTGAGCGATCACTGGCCGGGCCGAGCCCGATTCAGATGCGCCGCGCTTCTCGTCCTCGGTGGCCAGGCTTTGCAGGCGCTTGATGATGTCCAGGTAACGCAGGCGTACTGCTGATTCAGCCCCTGCCTTTTCCCCATACAGGTGGAAGCGGGTCAGCTCCGGCAGGTCGTCTGCTACCCAGTCCGGCGCGTCCTCACCAGGCTTCCGGTAGCGGAGGTAAAACTGCACCTCGCTCCGGGCGCGGGTGGCCGAATCAGCCATCCGTGCCATCGCTGCCACAGCCGCCGCCACGTCCTCGGCGTCCCAACCATCCAGCGATTCGCCCTTTGCCGCTGCTTCCAGCAGCTCCGGCTCAATCGGTCGGCTGGTTCCGGGCACGGCCAGATCGGCCATTTCCTTGGCGCCGAAGCGGTTAACCAGGATCAGTGCGGAAGGCAGCGATAGGTTCATTTATCGGCTTCCTTTCCCGAACCACGCTTGGCGCGACCAGCCGATTTCTCAGCGCCCTGGTTGGCGGGCACTACAGCTCCTGAGTCAGTACCCGACGGCGAAGGATTTGGCGCACCCTGCGACGTGCCCTGCGATGCTTCAGCACCGCCGGAGTTGTTGAGCGTGGTATCGCTTTCATCGTCTGGAGCCTCCGGGCTGGCCTGTACAGGCTGAAGGTGTTTGCTGATCAGTGAGAGCAGCGCATCCCCTGCGATGCAAATCACACCTTCAGCCGTTGGGTCTGCTGGCTCCAGCGCTCGGGCTTCGGAGACGACCAGGGCTGGTGCGGCCTGTTGCTGCTCCAGAACCCTCACCAGATCAGCCGATGCGGTTTTCAGCCCGGCGCGAGCGCTTCCCAGCGAGTGCTCCAGGGAGGCAATGGTGTTGCCCATCTCCTCCAGCAGCGAGTCATCCAGATCGACGCTGCTGAACGGCTCGGCCTGCTCGATCACTACCAGTTGCGGATCTTTGCGAAAGGCCTGGAGTTGGTCTTCGGTCAGGGCACCGTCGGGATAGAACTTCCCTGCGGCCGAATGCGCGATGCCACCACGGCGGAAGCCGTCACGGCGCGCAGTGATAACTACGCCCATCATCAGACCCCTGTGCCGGTCGAACCGAAGGCCATCTGCCAGAAGCCGTAGCCACCGGCCGCACGGGCTTCAGCGCCGAACTTGAACTTGCGACGGTTGAATACGTCGTCAGCCTCGGCATCGGTCTGCTGCACGAACACTGGGGCCTTGCGCTCCTGGTAGATGAAGGGGCGCACGGGCTTGCTGGTGTCCAGCAGGAACCAGGCGGTATCGGAGGTCAGGCGCGATTCCACGACCAGCTCGGCGGTGCCCTTGTACGGGTTGGGCTTGCCGTCTTCCAGGCGGTCGACAGTCAGAAGAGCGCGAGCAGTGTCTTCCAGCGCTGGCGGCACCAGGAGCACGGTTGGGATGGCGTTGATTGGGCGGCCATCTTCATCCTTGAACTTGCGCATGGCGGTACGCGCCGCGCCGTAACTTGCTTGTGCGGCTGCCAGGGTCGAAACGCTGAGCACTTTGGTGCTCATGTTGCTGACGCTGGTGTCCGCAACCGGATGGTCGGTATCGAAGAAGTACTGGCCGTCGTAGCAGAACTTGACGAAAGCGTTGTTCACCAGCTCATAGACGATCTCGTCCGGCAGTTGCTTGGCGGAGAATCCCGCCATCTGCGCTTGCGGCGCATAGATGCCCATCTGGTCATCTTCGATGTGGTTGCGGTCGACTTCGACGGTGGCTTCAAAGTCCTCGTTGACTACCGAATAGCTGTAGGCCTTGAGGTTTTTGATGTGCTTCTCGCCAATCCAGCGACGCATCTTGGGAAAAGCGGACAGCCAGGCATAGAGGTTGCTGCCCGTACTGGACGGCACCTTCATGGCGACCTTGTCCCAAGTGCTGGGCGCGGACGTGAACGCATTATTGAACAGGGTTTTCAGGCCGACGAAGGCCGCCTGGATAGACGATTTATTGACCAGCATGCGCAGTGCGCTCCTATATAAGAGGGTTACTCGACCCAAACACCGTCGGAATCGATACCGACGATGCGGCCAGCAGCAGAGCGGGTGCCGCTGCTGTCGGTCGCGGCGACGGTGGCGTCATCGACGATGTAGGCGGTCTTGAACATTTGGGCTTGAGTGACGGTGCCGTCGTTGGCCCACTTGAATGCACGGTTGCGGTGAATCGTGACGGTTGCCGCACCGTCGACGCCGCCCGTGTTGTCTGCCAGATCCTCAGCGCGACCCACATAGGTCAAGCCGGTGGCTGGCTTGCCGGGGATGGCAAAGCCGCTGGCGTTCAGAACGACTAAGGAGCCACCGAAGATACGCAGACCGGCAGCAACGCCGATCACCACGATGTCGGTGTGTTTCGCGGGGGTATTGCGGTCAGCGGACAGAGCCATGATTTAGGCCTCGCTCTTCAGGGTCTTGACGAACTCGGCCGGGTCCATACCCAACTGGGCGCACATGGCTGCCTGCTCGGCGTTCAGCGCGGTGGCGGTGGCGGTGCCATTAGTGTGGGGTTGGTTGTTGACCAGGCCGGACACATCGCCAACGACCGGCGCGGCTTGGACGTACGAGCGGAAGCGTTCCAGGCCGCCTTGCTCGGCGCAGGCCGCGCGGTGGTAGTCAGCGGTGGCCGGGGTGATCTTGCCCGCCTTCAATGCCGCGTCGATTTCGGTATTGATGGCGTTGTCACGCTCGGTGCGCTGATGAGTGGCCAATGCGTTTTCAGCATTGAGAGCACGGGCTTGCAGCGCGTCGAAGTCTGGACGTGGCACGAAACGATTGAGGTCCGGCTGCTCGCTGTTACGGGCGGCCGCAGCGGTTTTCAATTGAGTGGCGGCCGCGATGGCCTCGTTTTCCGTGGCGGACTCGGCAATGCCAAGCGCCGAACACAGGGCGATAGGTAGTGGCACTTGATGCTCCTGGGCTTCATGGTTGAGGGCGGTAAGAAAGAGGTTTGGTTTGTTGGTCAGGCCGACGCTGACCATGCGGCTGATGCGCATGAAGGTCAGGTCGTAGTCGAAGACCGGGGAAAGGAAGCGGTACTCGCGGGTGGCCACCTGCGCGGCGGCAGTCGGGGTCCAGGCGATGTGGCCCCAAAGCGCGCCTTCGCGGATCTCCAACTGATCGACCCAGCCGGAGGCGGGAGCAGGTTGCCCGGACGGTGCCAGGATCTCGCTGGCGTGTTCCCAGTCCACGGCCAGATCGATGCCACGCGATGTGAACGCATCGAGCACCAGGCGCTGAGCGAGGTCGTCAAACAACCAGGTGCGACCATCGCGGCCGAGCACGGTTGGACCGGCAGGGATAAGCTCGACCCATTCGGGGGCTTTTCCGTCGGTGGCGGCCGTGGCTGAAAGATCAGTGTTGAGTGCGAGTAATGTCTTCATGCCGCTAGTGTCAGCGGCGACCCAAGGAGAGTGAGTTTCAGGTCGGTTTAAGATGTCAGTGGCTGACAAGAACCGAGAGGGAATTTAGTGCGGGGCGGCCATTCTATACCGCATTTCACAAACTTCGCTCCAACCATCACTCCCGAATGACGCTCAGAACAAATCTAACGCTAGTCTAACGCTGCTAACGCACAGTACCTGCCCCGGTTGTACCGTAGAAGGCCCTCAAACGCCGCCTGAGCGCTTAGATTTGATCGCCCTCAAAAGAGCCTTTCAAGTAGCTCTGAATGATCTCGACCACCTCCAGCTCGTCTTCGGCGGACAATCCAAGGTATGGACGCGCATGCATCTCGGTTGATCGAGCACCATGCGTTACCCACTGGGCGAAATTGGATGCGCTCTTCTTCACAAACCGATTGCCGACACCATCCTTGCCTGCCTTGAAGTAAACCTGCTGGGATCGGGCAGCGTGATGGATGGCCCCGCCGAACTGGTGGATGGCGCCATAGGGACGGTCGGTGCCGAAGTCCAACTCGTTGTTGGATACCTGGTGTCGGAACGAGTCCTGCAACATGCCGCTTTCGCGCAGGATCTTTTCCTTGTTGCGTTTCTTGCGAGCTAGCGTCGACGGAGCCAGTGGCGCCCAAGGCGAGCCGTCCGGCCCGACCTTGCGCCGGAACCGGTCATCGGTGGAAAGGTGCAGGTATTCGGCAACGTCATTCAGTGGAGTGGTGACATCACCTAGGCGCTCGGCCAGCTCAAGCAGCGCCGCGCTCGCCTGTTCGGTCGTAGTGGTGACGGTAAGGAATGAACCTGCCATGGGCGCTCCTACTTAGACCGACGATAAAGACGAACACCCACCCGCAGACTAGCCAGTAGGTCATCCGCGCCAGATCCGTCCTCGACGGTCGACGTCCAGCCATCGCTACCCATCTCAACGACCACGGCCTCTGGCGCGGCCTGGCCAGCCACGGCGAACCGTGAGACGTAGCGCTTGCGTAGGACGGCGCGCTTCTGATCCTCCAGCCAGTCAATGCGCGCCCAGATCTCGTCGGGTTCACGGATAGCCTGAGCCAACAGCAGCAGATCACCAGGTGGAAGGCGCAACTGGCCTTCAGCTCCCTCGAACATCCCGCGACCGATCACCAGCGGATCTCCCGCCAGATCACGGAACACGGCCGGAGCGTCGGTTTTGGCACCGAACGTCTTCAGGAATCGGTCCACCTGCGCGGCAGGCGTGAGCCCCTTCGGCATGCGCTGGACCTCAGTAACCGGCCTGGCTTCCGGCAGCGGGCGCGCTGGAGTACGGCTGGGCACGCCCGGCGTTTGCTCGATCTTCTGACTTGGCTCGCGGATCTGAGGCACCGCGCCGCTGAGCCTGGACTGACCAGGTGCATAGTCGAAGCCGGGATCAATGCCGACGGGCACCTTGACTGAGCGAGGGCCAAGCGGGCTGTTCATGCCCACCACCTTCTCTTCATATTCAATGGTAGGGGCTGGGCCGACCTTCAGACCCTGCCGCTCCACGTCGCGCTCACTGACCATGAACTTCTTGCACTTGCAGCCCCAGCCATTCTGGGGGCTATGGGTGGACCACCATGGATCGTCTAGAGGCAGCACCGTGCCATTCCAGGACAAGTGCATTGGTCGCGGATGGGCGCTATCCCCGTGGCGATACAGCCCATACGGCCGGGCCTTCCTCAATTCAGGGTCGGCCATCTGCGCTTCGCGGCCAGCGTTATAGCTTTGGCGCAGGTTGGTCTCGTAGATCACACGGGTACGCCAGCCCCGGCCGCCGTTGTACTGCCAGCCATGTTTGCCGACGACCTGGTCAAAGTCCTTCCGGAACTGTTCCAGGGTGCCGCCGCTGGCAATGGCCTTTTCGACCGAGCCCCGCAGGTCGGTCAGCAAGTCCCGCTTTGAGGCCCCGGCCACCACGAAGGCCCAATCGTGCTCTTCTTTATATACATCCGCCCATGCCCGTGTCGGGAGGCTGGTCTTGCCGCGAAAGAAGTCGATCTGCTCCTGGAACGGGAGCGAGCCATGGGAGACGGCCATCAAAGCCCCCTCAGTACGTCATAACGCCCGGCCAGATTGGCCGCGACCAGACCGTCAGCCATGGCGTCTGCCAGCTCGGAACTGTTCATGGCAGGATAGGTTTCGATCAGCCGATCCCGGAACTCTTCCAGGCTATGCGAGGAATCGAGCAGTTCCTTAATTGCGTCGACTATGTCATCCATCCCGGCTGACGTCTGCCTCTCCAGTGTCTGCACCTGGTTGTCCACGATGTCCCGAGTGGACGGCGTGGCCGCAGCTGGTTGTTCGCGGTTGGTGGCAGTGGCCAGCGCAGGTTGCTGGTCGGCTTGGGCGGGCTTCCCTAGAATCTCGGCACCATCGGCCGGGGCCGGAAGGTTCAGCCTGTCCCTGATTACCGACTGTTCAACGCGCAAGCCCAGCGGGACGAGATCCTTGAGCGCACTAACCAGGAGCTGGACGTTTTCCGGCTGGGGAACATCGACGATCAAACGGGGGTATGGCCGACCAGGTGCATAGTTCAGGTCGCAGTACGGCCGCACCAGTTGTCGGTTAAGTGTATTGCTCAGGGCCTTCGCATCGGCCTGGAGCAAGTCCAGGCGCACTTCGTTGTGAACCTTCGCCTGTGCCAGGCTTGCGCCGTCGTCGGCGCTCATCGTCTGGCCGACCACGGCCTTGCTGATCTGCTTGTCCCACCACTCGGCCAGACCTTTGAAGAACTCGCCAGCCCCGGCGACGTTGGCCGCCGCTTGGAAGTCGATGCGCATGGAATCGGGAATTACGGCCGCAGCATCGCTGCCGAGGTTGGCTACTGCTGACAACAGCACGCCGATATCGTCAGCGCTGGCACCTGGACCATAGCGACCAACACGCATGGGGATGCCATAGATGTCGGCGAAGCCCATCCAGTCCTTCCACGTCCACGCCTTGCACATATAGGCAACGGCCGCCAGCCTGGCTAAGCCGCCACGGATTGGCAGGCCGGAGCGGATGCGGGGCAAATGCGTGATGAACTTGTATGGCGCGAGGGCAAGACCATACATGGGGTCGGCCTCATCGAGCAGCCGCAGCTCCCGCCCGGTGGCCTGGTCGAACTGGAAGAAGCGTTGATCGCGTGGTTCGTAGCGTTCCGGAACCCATTCTTTACCGCTACGATCCCAGATGATTTCCGATACGGCGTAAGCCTTGCCCAACGCGTCGACCAGGTCGGCTTGCAGTTCTCCGAACTCCGGCTGCGTTACCAGCACTGTAAGGGCTTCGGCCCGGCGCACGTCCTCAGCATCGTCGCTCGCCGCTTCAATTCGGACATTCAAACCGGCGACCGCCAGTTTCCTGGTGCCCAGCACCGATGCGTAATGCAGATCGCGCTCTTCCATCTCTTCGGCAAGGGTCAGGTAATCATGGGCCGAACCCTCGACTGCTGCTTGCAGAATGGACGCAAGGCGACCTGGAGTGAGGCCGCTGGCCACCGACGAGTGCCAAACCTGCCGCACGCCGGTCAGTCGCGGGGCGGCAAGTTCTTGCGTCAGTTGACCTAAGTCGATTGGGCGGCCGTGTTGATCCACGATGCGCGATTGAGCCATTACCAGATGCCTTTTTTATTGCGCCAGTTACCACCCGATCCGACCTTGTGGCCTGATTGGGCGCCAGGCTGGACGCGGTGGTATTCGAATATTTCGGTTTCTTGGCGAGACGCGTAGTCGGCCAGAGCGGCCGCGATACCGGCGTCACCGTGACGTTTATCGCCGCTCTTAGATCCGTCGCCTTTCTCAGTGGTGCGCTTCTCCGGGATGCGAGCAACGCCTTTCACGATCCGGAAAGCCCGGATGTCGCCGGTCACATCGCGGTCGGCCGGGATCTCATCAAAGGTGCCGTCTTCAAGGGCAGCCTTGAATGGCGGCATGTTGTCGCGATACCACCCCTCAGTGAGCATCACCCGCTCGATGCGGTTGAACCCGTACTTAACGGCCGCATCTTCAGCGAGCTGTGATCCGTTGCCCCTGGCATCCGGCGCGCCCTTCAAAAAGTTCGGCAGGCGGTCGACGATGTAGAACAGGATTTGCTTTTGCTGCGCGAACGGCACATTCCGCAGCTCGACCAAGAAGGGCGTGCGCTTGCGCAAGTTCTGCTCTTTGACCAGCGGCCAGATCACCGACAGGTCACCGCTGCGGGCGAAATCGTGACCGTAGTAGCTGTAAACGTCGGTAGGGATCTGTGAAAGCAGCGGCTTCAATTCGCGCTCGCACCACTCAAGTGACTCGGCCATCCGCAGATGCTCATCTATGGTCTCGTACCCTGGTGGGCACTTGAATCGAAGCACCGGCACTTCCTTACTGGTTCGCTGCTCGATGAGGGCCATGCTGAAGTAAGCACCGCCGCCCTGGCTCGGGACGCAGTCCAACTCTTCCTCGGCCGCATCGCCGTAGAAGTCATAAACATCCTGTACCCAGGCTTCTTCTTCCTCTGGGTTGTATGGGATGCCTTTGCGCAGGCAGACGCGCTTGTAAAGGCCGTCCGCTACGGCCTCACGGAAGGTGCAACGAAACAGCTCACCCTTGCGCTTGCCAGCCCGGATCTCTTCGATCAGGTCATTAAAGGGGTTCTCGGCGCCGTCGTGCGTACTGATCACATGCACTTCACCGCCCCAAATCAGCAGAGCGAGCGCCGCCTTGAGCAGTTGGGTAAGGTCAGCATGGAACCCGGCCTCATCAATGACGACGATGCCCTGCCTACCACGCAAGTTGCTCGGGCGGCTGGTCAGAGCAACGATCCGATGCCCCGATGGGAAGGCGATGGCGTAGGTCTTGATGTGCTTGTCGGGGTCGCTATCCGGCCAGATGCCTTCCTCGATTTCCCCGGCTGCATAGTCAAATGCCCGCGCCCAGAGTGCGCAGGCCTGGATATACTCGACCGTCATGTCCTGGTTGTATCCCAGGTAATAGACGTTCTGGCCACCCGCAGGTTTTTCGGACGCGCAGACCAGGACGTTATCCGCAGCCTCAGCCCACGTCAGGCCGATACGGCGGGACTTCTCACCGATCTTGAGCGGCGCCCTGATACCGATCCATTCCTTCTGGTAGTCCAAAAGCACAGCGGGAGCGTCCAGGCCTGCGGTGTTATCCAGGACAACAGGAATGCTCATGCCTTATTCCTTCGGCCGAGATACCACGCAAGTGCCAGGAAGAGGGCAACATTAACGTCTGTGGATAAAAGTTGATTGGCGTTGCTCTCGGTAGCGCCAAGTGCCGTCATGCCCGCGCAGACTGCAAAGGACAGTAAGTAGTTCATGAAGCCATCCCCAGAATCTCGCGGCGGATCTCGTCGACCGTGTTGGCGTTGAGCCCACCTTTCTTGGCGATCTTCTCCACCCGAGCAGCGGCAGCTTCGGCCTTCTCGCGGAACTCGGCCTGCCATTTTTTCTGGACCACGGAGGCGCGGCCTAGCTCGGCTACGGCCTTGGCTACCTTCGGCAAGTCCATCTTGCCGTCAGAGGCCATCAACAACTTGAATAGATGTTCCTGGACGAGACGCATCAGTGCTTCATTGACTGCGCCTTCATCATCAGGCGCGGCCTGAACGACCGCTTTGGCCTGTTCGCTGGACATTTTGAGCGCTGCCAATTTGTCTTCAAACTCGGTGCCGTACCGATGCAGCGCCGATTTTCCGATTGAGTAACCACGGGTTTCCAGCTCATCGGACAGCAGCTCGTAACCAGAAAAGTTGGATTCGACCAGAGCCTGGTCAAGCCAAGCCTTCACCTCAGCCGGAAGCCCGGCCACCTTGCTACGGGGCGGCATGGGTCACGACCAATACTTTTCAGGGCGAGCGATACCTGGATGGCAGGCGACGGTGTATTCAGCAACGTCCACGCCCAAGGCGGTAAGCCCGACAACCCACGGACCACTTGGCGAAGCTTCCACCGTGACCAACAGACGGTCTTTCAGATAGTCCAGCTCGCGACGAAGCTCCATGACTGTGAGGTCGGGATAAACGCTCTGAAGCGTGGAAAGCACCAATGCTTCGTGTGGGTCCACCGGCCGACTGTTGTTCAGGGTCAGCAGGATGTGCCAGCGCAGCGACTCGCGCCGCACCTTGGCATGATCAATATTCATTGACGAATTCCCTTCAACTGTACGTTTTCAAGCTTCGAGGCCACCGCATCAAGCTTGGCCTCAATAATGGTTTGGTTGCGCACGAAGTCCTCACGGAGCACGTAGCTCAAGGGCATTTCACCGCGCAGGCGCTCCAGGCCGATCTCGACTTGACGCAACCGCTCCGAGTCTTTGGCGACTGCGTTGAAGCGGTCATCCATGACGGCAAAGCGATGGTCCAAGCGGCGCTCGGTCTGAGCCAGTAGCAGCTTTACCAGTCCGGCAAACATGGCCAGCAACGTGATGGCGGAGGCGAGTAGTTGCCAGACTGGGACCTCGATAGTTGGCATCATCGGCGCATCCGCTCCTGGCGTTCCTGGCGCTCTTGGCATTCCACGCACAGCAGCACACCGGGAGTGTTCACCCGCCGAGCCTCTGGAATGTCCTCACCGCAGTCCTCGCAATGCTCGGCAGACGGTCGTTGCGGTTTTTTGTGTTGTGCCAAATGCGCCGCTATGGCCGCAGCGCGGTCCGCGTCCTCGCGCTCAGAGGCGATATCAATTACGTCCATGGGTATTCCATTCGATCAGGCTGTTGAGCTGTGCGCGGCAAGCTGCGGCGCGCTCGCTGTTGCGGTTGTGGTTGAGTAAGAGGGCGGCTTGGCCGAGGCCGGAATCCAGGCTGTCAGCGGCTCCGGTTCCTCCGGCCGACGCAGTAACTCCGCTGGCGCCGGTGCTGGCATGCACTGTTGCGGCACCGGCAACTCCAAGGGCGCTGTTCCACACCCGGATAAAACCATTGGTAAAGACAGCAGGAGGCAACGGCTCAAGCTGCGCATCGAGCGCACGCCGGTAGTTGGTAGTGACATTGGCGATTTCCTTGGTGAGGTTTTCGGTTGTGCGGCGCAGTTCGGCCTTCTGATCGGCCAGTTGCTTGGCCAGGTCGTTGCCTCGATTGACCTCCGACATAAGCTGTTGCGATGCCGCTTCAGCCGCTCGTTTCGCTGCAAGGGCCTGCGCGGTCAGCTCGTCGGCGTGCTTCGCCTTCAGGTCGCTGATCGCAACATTCCCGTCGGCCTGGGCTTTGTCGAAGCCTGCGCTGTAGCCGTCCAGATAGTTCAGGTGCATCGTCCACAGGAACAAACCCGCAACAGCAGCAGCCAAGACCGCAGGAACAAGCGTCCTCACAATCGGATTCATGAGCAGCGCCCCTTACCCCAACCAGCCTGGATATAGAGGGGCTCCCACTGGCGCAGAATCAGCCGTGGGTATGCCCTGTTCTCCTTGAATGCGGCGGCTGAGCGCCCATCGTTGAAGCGCTCAACCGAACCGAACCAGGTCAGCTTGTCGGCGCCCTTTGCCGAGGCCAACTTGCGGTCGCGGATCAGCCAGCCAAGGCCGCCGTTGTAGGAAGAAAGGATCATGGCTGCCTGCTCGCAGGAGTCGGCGGCGGTTATCCGGCTGGCCAGCCAGCGGTCATAACTGACGAGCGCCTGCATTGACCAGATGGGGTTATAGGGCTCGTTCTTCCCCAAGACCTTGGGGAATGTTTCGGCCAGCCAGGCGGCGGTCGAGGGCATCACCTGGCCCAAGCCTTGCGCGCCGACCGGCGAGCGGGCATCGAACTTCCAGCGGCTCTCCTGGTGGATCTGGCCTGCAAACGTGGCGACTGGTGCGTCCAAGCCCCATTCAGCCTGCGCGATACGGGTGAGGTCGCGCTGGTATCGCTCGGCAACAACGGGAATGTCCGCAAGCGCGATGATTGGCACCAGAGCCACGACGGCCAACCCGATCAGTAAGATTCGGCGCATGGTCAGAGTCCTAGAGTCAGACCGAGGATGCAGGCCATCACGACCAGGGCGCGGCGCAGGCCTGCCCATGGTTGGTGGACTCGCATTACCTGGTTAGGGCGGGCATAGGGAAACAGCGCCCGGTCGATCCAGTAGCCCAGCACGCCGCCGCCCGTTACCAGACCGGCCTTGTACAAAACAACTGGAAGCTTGGTTGGAGCGATCAACGCCAGGACCATCAGAAGCGCCATGGTGATTACGATCCAGTTGGTCATGCGCGGCGCACGAGGGCGCCCGCGTCCTTTACGAAAGTTCATGCGCGAGACTCAATTGAGGGTTTGATTGATGAGCGGAGGCCTGCCAAGTGCATGGCCGCCACTTCGGAGTTACCGCGAACGCGCTGGGGCTCCTGGTATGCGGCATGCGCGGCAGGACTGGTTTTTTGTGCAGGTCGCCACTTCTCGCGCTGACGAACCGTCTCCGCATCACGCTCTTCGGCGATGGCAACGTGCTTGAGTACCAAGTCCCGCCAGTCCGATGGGCATGCCTGGATAACGGCTTTGCGATCCTCCTGAGATGCGATTGCATGGATCAGGGCGGCATACGCGCGGGGCGAGGTTGGCTTGGACTGAATGGACATGACGCGAATCCGTCTGCGAGAAGTACCCGGCTAGATTCGCGTTTGTGGAAGGGGTGGTGAGTTTCTTAAACACACAAGAAAAAGCCCCGCACTTGGCGAGGCTTTGAGGTATTGCTGGAGTCGGCATGATATCAAACCGACTGGTGGGCTATAGCATTAATGGATCGTTGGTTCATCAAAGCCAAACAAGTCCGGCTCGTTCTTCCGGTGCAGTGCCCGCTGCCGGGCGATAATGTCATAAATCGTCGGAGAGGCAAGCCGATACTTCCTGACTAGATCAGACGGCTGGATATTGTTATCCCGCCAGTCACGGAATATCGACGCATCCCGCATGGCCTTTTTCAGCGCCTCACCGCGTGGCAAGTAAACCACGCTGCCCCCCATCACATCGCAAATCGCAAATACCACGTAACGGGCGATCTCAGGAACATCAGTTCGCTCACCCAACTTGGCGCGCAACTCCGACTCGGCGATCTCAACCATTTCTTTGAGAGTACCCTCCCAACGCAAGAGGACTGCCGGATCGCCCATGTGCGCCAGGACTTTGGCCGGATCTAGACTGTCCGAATCATCGGGAAACAGTGCCTCCGTCATGATGTTTGAACTCCCCGGCGTTTGGCGTCGTACTCAAGAGCTGCAACTACGCCCTGAAGCTGCTTTGGGTTCAGCCATTCTGTCCGCTCAACTTTGTACATCCGCTTGGCCATGCCATCGGCATAAGCCCAACTGCGGCCAGCGGTAGTTAGAAAGGCCCCGATCTTCTTCACCAACTTCTCGCGTTCCGGGCTTGCCTTCGGGGCAACTCGGCCGGGGTTCTTCTTCGGCTTCCAACCCAGTCGCTCAAACTCACTGAGCACTGCGGCCATTTGTGCTGGCTTCAATCCCTTGGATGATTGCGCACCAGTAACGCGCAGAAGTAATGCGCGGTAGGTTTCGTCATCAATCCCCAAGTCCTTTTTGGCGATATGGATCTTTGATAACTGCATGTTTCGATTGTTCATGGTCTCCATCCTCCGTTCTTTCTCGGTGCCGCAGTCAGTTCAACTGCGGTCGATTTTCTGCACTCACCCCGTGATTCAGATTTATGCCTGCTGCGGCTTCAATCCCCGAACGGATATCGTTTGACGCTCGCTGACTTGGTTTCATGTCTGCATTGCGGTTCAAGGATTCCAGCTTTCCGAGTTCTGAATATTGCTTTGCCAGGTACGCATCAATAGCCGCTTGTGGCTTTTCTCCTGCGAACGCATGGACCTTTTCCCAAACTGCCCGGACCCAGCCATTGCAGAACAAATCTGCCCTCTTTGTTTTCGTAGCAATCTTGCAGCGCTTCAATTTGTCGGCGATGTAGCTGTTACGTGCTTTGCGAACTTCACGCAGCAAAACCGACATGGTGTAACTGGCGATCTCTGGACCTGGCGCCACGCCGATGAACTTCCAACTTCCCGCGCACCAGGTCTCTTCAAACAACAGGTGACACCCAAACGCTTTCGAAACAAGGTTGGCCAGTGAAGTCTCCCAACTCGCTGGACGACTTTTCGCACCAGATCGGCAACCTTCCTCGGTTGCTTCGGCAGCTAATAAGTCTGCTGAGTCAATTTGAAACTTTTCCATCAAGGCTTGTGCTTGGCGCATGGCCGCTGCGGCTTCATGCGGGTTACTGCTACCGGCTAATGCCAGGCACTTCCGGATTTTCTCTATCGCTTTGCTCTGATCCATTGGCTGCTCCTCAGTACCGGACAACCACGCCCGGCAGACCTAACTCCAAGAGGGAATCAGGTTTCACGGGGAATCAGTGCAAGCGGGTGATTTCTGTGTTGTTGGCGATCAAGTGTTTCTTGAGGGAGTTGAAGCTTTTCCAGCAGTGGTCGTAGGTGTACCACTTTATATCTGCTGCCTTATCTGCTGCCCGTTTGCCATGTATACGTCGGTGAAACTCAAGATCCCTTTTGTTGTAAAGGCCACGAGTAACCTTACGCATGAAACGACGGGTCTCTTCATGCTCAGGCTCGCCAGTACGGTTATCACACTGAAACCAGATACCCTTGAAGTGGCCATCGACATATATCGTCGTATACCAGCTGTTAGTTTTAGGGTCCGTAACTTGGTACAGGCTTAACTCGTATTCGTCGCATTTTAGCGCCATGCTCCCGTAGGGGCTTGCCATCTGTTCTTTCAATTCATCCCAATCAGCTTGTTCCATCACTTCCTCGGCTGCTCGTCAGTACCGGGCAACCACGCCCGGCAGACCGCCCCAGTTTCCCGAGGCGGTTTCGCTTTAGTGGAGGGTTGGATTGAGAATCAGCTTCTCGCGCATGGCCATGCAGATATCGCAGTCGCAACCGCCGAGGTGACGCTCTGAGGTTTCAAGCGGCAGACGGGCGACGAGCCTGGCGGTTTGCACCATCGCGGTTGCGACGCGACCAGCCTTGCTGTGATGGATCTGTGCCTGGTTATCAACGGAGATGGAAACGCCTTCGGAACTGTCTTCTACAACGATTTGGAACTTGCTCATTCGGACTACTCGCTTGATTCGGATGTTGGCTGGGAGCGTGGTTATGGTCAGATCAGTGCAGGGTTTGTGGCGCGGTGTCCGCCACAAAGATGCTTGCGATATCCAACGGGATTGGCGCGTATTGATCCGATTCCCCGATACGCTCATAGACCCTGATGTAGCTCTTCGAGCCCACCACTTGCACAGCCTCACCAATCGCAGTCATAGCGCGCTGCCACCGCTCGTCCTGGATCTCCAGACGACGCAGGCCGAGCACACGACCAGTGCTGATCTCACCGGCCTTGTCCGTACGAAACGCCTCATTGACCAGCACGCGCACCTCGCTGCGTGCGTCCTGAGTCCACTCAGCAGCACATTCGTCGATCAGAACTCGGGCTGCTTGCAGGCGCTCATCAAACTTGATTGAGTCCTGGACGGCGTGGACGATCTTGAATTGCCCATCAAACGAGAACAGGGTGATGTTCCCTTTCTTGCCACCGATGGTCGCCTTGTACTGTTCGGCCGACATCTCTACGAATGCTTTGATATCGCCGAATGCCGCGACCTTGAACTTTGCCAAAGAGGTGGAAACGGCCTTGGCGCGCTCTACAAGCTCACAAACCAACTGATCGCGGGCCAGATCAATTGGCTTGATCAGCACTTCAGGAACCAGGTGACCTTTTGCGTCCTTACGAAAACCTTCCGGGATGTTGTTCATTGATGTTGTTCCATATTCATTGGTTTTGAGGCCCTGTCTTGCAGCTCCGCAAACGCTGCCATGGCCTGTTTTCTTGACTCTTCGATCTCGTTGTCCGTTTTGAGCGCCGCACCTGGATTCGCTCGGCGCTTCATCGTCGCCATAAGTTGATCCAACGCTTCATTCCCGGTCTGGATCTGTTTTTCTGTTCGCGTCTGTTTGATGTATCGCTGCTCAACTGGCTGAATCGGCAACTCCCGCAGCAACAGCGCTGGAGGTGGCCAGCGCTCACAGTTCGCGAACAAGGTTTCGAACGCTTTAGCGATCCGTGAGGCGTCCTGGTCTTCGTTCCATTCCCGGCCTTTGGTCATAGCTACAAGCCAGATGTCCGCCGTTTTGGTGGCAGCATCTGCTGCTGGAGCGCCATCGAGCCGCAGGGCGAGCAACCCAGTTACACCCTTCGCGATTTCGCGCTTGAGCCAACCGTTATCCATTCGCCCAGTCCTCCAGGGCATTGATCGCTGCTACGGTCTGGCTTTGCTGACGCTGACGCACTGGCAAAGCCCGGCTTTCTGGTGCCAAAACCGCCGCCCCACCAGCCGAAACAGGTTGGTACTGGGTCATGACCTGGTACAACCAGCCATGCCCCTTCAATGGAGTGGCGAGCCTGCCGGATTCACGGGCTGTCAACGCTTGATCGATGGCCCACAACCAGCACTCTGGCGGAGCTTCGAACACCTGGCCGCTGCGCTCGATGCGCTGTACCTGGACGTCTGGCAGCAGCTCTCCGAGCAGTTTCGCTACGCGATCCAAGGTCAATTCGCGGGCCTCGGGACGGAACAGCCCGAGGTAGCGCACCAGGGCATTACCGAGAGGGCCGGACATCTTGAATGCAATCCCCAGCGCATCGCGGGCACCGTCATGTGCAATCAGCGCGTCGAGCGAAAGTGTGGTGCCGCAGTTCGGGCAACGGGTGCGCATCAGTGCACCCCCTGATAACGAATGCGAAGTACACCGCCACAGGCCGAGGCCATGGGGGCCGGATGGGTCTTGAACCAGGCGATCTGCGCGTCCGACCATTCGCCTTCCGCCTCGCTTTCAGGCATGGACCGGTGATAGGCCTCCACCTGATCGCGAAACTGGCCAGCTTCTGCCACTGTAGGGAAGGCAGCAATTTGGAAAGCACCTCCTTCGAACTGAGCATCCAACACCTCGACAAGCCACACACCAGCCTTGCGGGAACCAAACGTTAGACTCTCAGTCGTATCTGCCGCAGATACGTCCGAAATTTGAGGATCAACCGAAAAATTGGACTCCAGCTCGCTCGCCCGGATCTGCGCAAAACCGCGCGAAGCGGCGAAGCCAATTACTCGGCCTTCGCTGCATAAGCGAAACATACGGCCGCTCTCATGGATCTGAATCCCAGGCTTAGTGGACGGTTGCATAGCCATCGCCTCCGCAGTTCGGGTTGTTTGGACATTGCTGGCATGCGCGCCAGTGCTGCATCGCCATGGGGTTGTGCGTAGGCGCAGAGCGTTTATAGAAGCCTTGGCATTGCTCGACGGTCAAAGTGTCGCCAACGGCAACACACTCGATCTGACCCAGCACTTCCATCACGCGACGCTCAACGCCTGCGGTGCTTGGGCTGGTGTACTTGTTTACAAGAATCAGGCTGACCGCTGTACGACTCATCCCGATTCGCTCACCAGCCTTGGCGCGATTAGTCGCCGCAGCCTCGGCGGCAAGTAGGCGTACGAAGAGCGGCGGCTCGTCACCCCACCCGGAAATTTTTACTTGGCTCATTGCAGCCCTCCAGACTCGCCCGGTGTTGCTAGCTCCAACTGAGTGCGTTGCACCAGATCAGGGGACGGCTTGACCGTCGTCTTGCCACCATCAGTCAGCTTCAACCATTCGCCAAGCAGATCGCGGGTACGCAACAGCGCAACCCCTGGCTCCACCAAGCTACGATCAGCACCTATTGAGCCTGTAGTTTTGGCATACACCAGCTTATTCAAGTTCGGGTCATAGACTTGAAGCGAGTCGAGCTTACGAATCTCAGGTGGGCGAGGCCCCGTGTGTTTGCCTGGAACAAGTTGGTATGTCTCAGGGGTGTTCCTGTCGCACTCGGTCTTATCGAGATATCCGGCTTCGGCCAAAGCGTGGAGGTATTGGCGGACCCTGATAATTGTCATAGGAACGCCACCGGCAGATGCTGTATGCAACACGGTGTCAGCAGTGAAGGCTCCCTTAAGAATTCGAATGCTGCGCCAGATGTTTTCAGTAATCAGGTGGAGATAGGTGCGCTCACCCTTCCTGTTAAGCCGAGGATATTCAACACCTTCGTCACGCACCAATGAGTACACACGACTCTCTTTCCCGTCTGGCGATTCAACAAGCTGAATGATTCCAGCCTTTGCCAACACACTGAAAAACTCGTTGATCTCTCTCGGCATCTGACCACTACGCCTGGCGATATCATTAATCGAGAACCCAGGGCCGAGTATCCGAATGGCTTCCCAAATACGCTGACGCGGCTCTTTTCCACCAGTTACGACGAGGTGTGGTTTACGACCGACCATTAGATAGACCTCCGGACTGGGGCTTCGCCAGTAAACCATCCGCGCTTGCCCCACGTGGCTAGGTCGACCCGGTCCCACATGTTTGCAGAGGCTTCGCATTGCACTTTGTACAGGTTCACTGCAACGCGCCGCAGGCATCCGCGAGTGGATCGGCACAGGTCCTCAAGCAGATCCTCGCCAATTTCAAGATCCGGATAGTTCGACTTCGACAGCTCAATGACATCTTCGACCGATGCCGGCTGGGCCGGCACCCATTCCACTACTCGATTGTGGAGACGTTCGAGCTTTGCCAAAGAAGTTGGCACGCGCTCTTCACCGATTAGGACGATAGTTCCCTGGCTTGCGTTGTAGAGGTCGGTGAGAATGTTCGCGATTGCTTTGTCCAGCATGTACTGAACATCGTCAACGATCAGTGGCCGCCTGGACCGTGACAGTTGTTCCGCGATCTGCTCCATCATTTCACCGATGGAGCGACCCGGTGCAATAGCCATGTCTTTAAGGACTGCCATCAAGAAGCCTTTCTTGGACCAGGTTTCTCGACACTCAACGTAGTAAGCACGGTGCTGATTCGCAGCAAAGGACGCCGCGACAGATTTACCCAAGCCACTCGGACCATACATCACGACCAGACCAGGCAGGCCAGCCGGACGAGCTTGCGCACGCTTTACCGCTCCTGCGAGTAGACCAACATTGGTAAGGGCTACGATTTTAGTTACACTCATTGTGCTTCTCCTTTCTCTAGCGTGCGTCAACACGCTGGTCTCCAATAAACGCGGGCTCTCAACCCGCGTGTTTTTCAATACCTTCCATCAGCTCGCGCTGATAAGTCAGATCCGGGTGGGTGGAATAGCTCTTCCACCAACGCGCTTCAAAATCATCAAGTTCTTCGCCAGATGCCTGGCGCGTATCCAGCTTCTTCCAAAGTCGATAACGCGCTACGTCGTTATCTGGAATCTCAAAGCTTGGCCGTTGCGCGACTACTTCCCTGGCATATTCCAGAGCCGCTGCTCGCTCGTCTTGTTGCAGGGCCGCTGAGGGTGCGGTGGAAGGAGCGATCATTTCCACGCGATGCCCTGTAAGCACCTCCAGCTTGTCTACGGCACGCTTGAACTGGCCTTTTTCACGCTTCTCACGCGCCTGCTCGACCATTGTTCTCGGCATGTAGTCCGTGCTGTTTCCATCAAGCTGGGCGGCACCGATCAGTTCCCCGTCTAACGTGTATGCCCAGATCTGGCTAGCATCTCTAACGTCGTAGGCAATACGTATTTCTTGATCATGAAAGGCCGTTAGATCAGGGGCGAAATAGGTGTTACCTGACCAAGCAATTTCGCCCCGTCGAGATTTCCTGATGACCTGCGGCCGCATCAGTGAATCCACCAGCGAGCTAGGTGCGACGATTGGTTCCCATCCTTCAGATATCGCGGCCTGCCATGCTTCATTCGGGGTCATGTGGCGTAATACGCCAGTCTCAGGGTCGCGAAACTTGGAAAGCCCACGGTGCGGTGTGCTGTTGTAGGCAGCGATTTCGTGTTCCATGCCTGACATGAATTCGGCAAACGTCGGCAAGACCTGGCTTTTCCCCATCTCGCGTAGCTCTTTACGGCCGATACGATGCACACGGGTCCCCGCGTGTTTGTCCATATCCGCCCCGATATAGCTGGTCAGTTTCTTTGCTGCGCGTACCCAAATGGTTTGGTGCCCCCGCTCAGAAAGACCACGGGCCTGACTGTTGTAGGGAAGCGAATGGGTCATCGTTCCGCCGATGCGATCTACGACCTCTCGCACGGTGTCGTTGGCAAAGCCGGACCCGTTGTCGACATAGAAAATGGCGAACATGCATTCACGAATAGCGTCGCGCAGCGCGTCCAGCACGCCGATGGCGGATTCGGATTCTCCAACCGAGACGCCAACAACTTTTCGGGTTGCCACGTCGAGTACCGTTGTGATCTCAGGGCGGTACGGTTTGCCTGTTAGAGGATTGATTACCTCGGCATCGAACTTATGACCGTCCGCTGTGTACACATCTCCCGGAAACAGGCTTTTCGTAGATCGCCGACGGAACGATTGCAGGGATTTCAACTCCTGGGGGCTCATACGCCCAGCGTTCAAGGCGTCTGGAGATAGTTTTTTCAGGAAACGCTTTACCACGTGGATACTTGGTACCGTCCCGCCGTATCCGCTGGCAAACTCCATATAACTCGCCGCCACGCTTGGCTTTGTTGGACGCTGATAGCACCGAAGAAACTCTTTAGCCCACTCGGGAATCGCGAGATTTGGTCGCTGCCTCAAGGGAGCCAATCCGTTCTCACCGTGGGCTTTGTACGCAGCTATCCACCGTTTCAGCGTCCGCTCGGATAGACCGCGATCTCCAGTCTTGCGGTCATTAGCAAGGTCCACACGCTCCATCAGGTAGGGACTCAATGCGCAGTCGCGTGCCTGTTTGACCAAAATGTCTATTGCGCGGCTCTGAGACACGGCTACGGACATGCGCTCGATCTCGCGAACGAAGCAAAGCCGAGCAACCATCACCGCTTTTTGTGTGTCGTTCAGCCGGTCGCTCACTTTGACGGCTTGCGAGGTATTGACCGCTGGAAGGCTCTCTTTTGGCGCCGCTGCATCTCCACTTACCGAAAGAGCAAGCAGCGCCGTCTGGGTTTCTACAGGCAATTGGCTGAACGAGTACTCCACCGCCTTACTGCCCAATCGGCGCTGTCCTTCCCAGCCCATACGCTCTGCGAGCTTCCTGACTCCAGGTACTGTTCCCGGTAGGCCTGGCAGGCCCGCCAATTCTTGAAGCGTATAGAAACTACGCATCTCGGTTACCCTGCTTGGTTTTACTGTTACCAACCGGACTAGATCCGGTATGCTTTCGATATACCGAATTCGCTTCCGCACGATTCGGGCGTTGGCGGATTGGTGATCCGTCAGCGTTCCACCGCTCAGGCCACAGTTGCTCTGGCTTCAGGCCCAAAGCGTCGGCAATCGCACGCTCCACCCTTGGATAGGGGCGCTGCTTGGCGTTGCGGATGGCTCGCTCGTTCAGATCATGATCTCTCGCAAGATCGGCAAAGCAGGTGCCGCGTACACGGAGTTGGAATTTGATCCACTCCCACCGGCTTTCCAGATCAAGAGGTATGTCGAAGGTTTTCATTCAATAACCATCATCTAGGGTGGTTTTTTTCGGCTTTCTAACGGCCGGTTTAGGACAATATATCCCGTATACGGGAACCGGTAAACCGAATTCGGGAGTTTTTATTCCTGTTTTCGAGATGTATCAACCCACATTCGGATAAACCCTTTTGAAATCAGGTAGTTACGGCGAAAAAAATAACGTCCTCAGTGGAGCGGATGCAGTTTCTTTTCCGAATTCGGGAATAAAAACTCGCATAGAGCAGGTCGCCAGCCTTTTTGATTCCCGAAAACAGGCTGCGGAGTCTGCGAATGTGGCGTTGTCCTCCCTAATGCGATGGATTTCGGGCGAAGGTATGCCTGCGTTCAACTCGCTGGCCCTTCTGGCATCGGCTAAGGGGGTTTCACTGGATTGGATTGCTTCGGGCAAGGGGCATATGTTTGCAGGCGTACAGCCCCAGCAGAGCGCTGAGGACCTGGAGGACGTATATGCGTACGTTCCGCTCTATGACGCCAGGATAAGTCAGGGCCATGGGGCGTGGACCGAGGGTGCTCGGGTCCTGACAATGTTGGCATTCACGAAATACAGCCTAAGAAAGAAAGGACTTGTTCCAGCCAACCTGGCTGCGGTGCGTGTAGACGGTGATTCAAACGAACCGATAATGAAGGATGGGGATACTGTGATGGTGGATCTGTCACGTAACCACATTCAGGGTGACGGCTTCTATGTAATTCGCCTTGATGACTTGCTATACGCCAAGCGTTTACAGCGCCAGTTGGACGGTGGGGTGACGGTGATCAGCGCTAACTCGGCGTATCATCCTATCCACGTTCCAGGCGAGCACCTCGACAGACTGCACATCGTTGGCCGGGTGGTTTGGTCGGGTGGCTGGATGATTTGAACCGCCTATGCCAAAAAGCCCGCACATCGGGGCTTTTTTCTTCTTGTAGCTTCTTTTCCCTCAGTGCGCATGCTTTGGCACTGTTTCTTTAGCCAAGCCCTTATTTTTCCCGGCTCGGCCCGTTTCTTCCGGGTTCTTCCCACCTGTTTCTTTTAGTGCCAATCACATAACCCCCTCACACCTCCTCCAATGCGCTCCCGCCTCAATTGTTCTGATTGCCCTCCAGGGCCCGTTCGACCATCGCCTTGGCCATGTCGATCATGTGCACCGTCGAAAACGCCAGATCCCGGCTTGCGCCCTGCAGTTGGTTGGCTGACTCATGCGCGGTGGCGACGGCACACCGCAGCAGATCCGAAGCATGGACCAGCGCCTCTTCGCTGCTGATGTTACGGTTCACATCAAAGAAACGTTCTTCGCTGGCTACTTCTGACACAGCTGGTTTCAAGTAATAGTCCAGTGCGCGCTGCGCCGCGGCAGAGCCTTTTGGCGAGGTGAGGCTGGTGTCGATTTGCATATCGGGCAAGGTATTGCTGGGGATGGTCAT